GCTGTTCTTCGCGTTCCTCCATAACTACGAAACTCTTATCGAGGTTCCGAATAACTTCTACTCGCTCAACTGGACTGAGCGTGCCTATGACTACGGTCAGTTCGAGCTCCAGCTCTACTCGGATCAGCCGGGGTATGAGTACAGTCTTGGAAACCTGTTCATCCGGGACGACACTGATACGGTGATGGTCATCGAGACCGCTACAGTGAAGCAGGAGGATGACGGTGTCTACCTCCACAAGTATACCGGGCGCTCTCTCGAGTCGATGATGGAGTGGCGAATCCTTCCACATAGGCGATGGATCGAGCCGGATGCCAACGGTCAGTTCAATGCCCAGGCTATGGCTGAGGATGTTGCGCACAGCAACCTCGGTAAGGACGCAAAGCCTGAGCGAAGGATTGACAACTTCAACTTCCACAGAAATACCCGCGTGTCTCAGATGGCCTACGTCAATGACACTGGCCAGAAGATCCAGGATGGTAAGTGGATCATCTATGACCGTGCACCAATTGCGGACATGTTCAAGAACGTCATCTCCGCATGCAAGCCAAACGGGTACTCGCTCTTCTACAAGATCAAGCTCGAGAATGGCGGAATCCACTGTTACATCACTGCGCCTAGGCTGATCAACACAATCACCCTCGCACAGGAGAATGACAACTTCTCAGACTTCGAGTCGGTTGATTCGATCGTCGATAAGAAGAGTACGATCTACGAGATTTGGGACTCTGGCGACGTTGATATGGAATGGGTTGCGGATGGTAGTACCCACACCAGAGCACACACGCTACGATCAGAGAACCCGATCACTCGTCGAGAGGTCTTGTGGGATAACACCCAGGTACACAAGCCATATTCGGTCAAGGACTGGAAGGCTCTGACACCGCTTCAGAAGAAGCACATCTCTTCCCTGACCGAGGTGTGGTATCCCTTCTGGGTTCTGGACGCCATGTTCCCGAAGTATACCCCCCTCAAGATGATCTCGGGTAAGATCAATAACTTCTCGAACGTCCAGTACCGCGATGGCTTCGACGTAGGCGATATTTTCTACTACGTTCCGTCCGGAAGCAACCCAGTACCTATCGAGTGCCAGCTCACAGAAATGACTGAGTCCTGGTCGGCTGACGGATTCTCTCAGGTTCCTTCCATCTCCATGTCGTCTCGTACCAAGTGGAATGGTGACGGCTTCCGTATCGACTTCACTCGCAATGGACCCGGTGAGGTCATCGTTCCTCGAGAAAGGGATTAGCATATGGCCATTACTAGTGGTTTCTACAACTCCGTGAATGGCGACCGGACATATGACGCCGACCAGTTCGGCTCACTGTTCGACGGCATTATTGCCCCGGGGGTATTTCCGAACGTTGGGGACAAGTTCCGCGTTCGACCCACAAACAATGGGATGTCCGTCTATGTCGGCTCAGGCAAAGCGTGGCTGAACAACCGATGGGTTGAGAACTCGGGCGATGAGACTGTCACTCTGACTGGTTCTCACGCTACCCTGGACCGCATCGACCTCGTGTGTGTAGAGGTGGACCGATCTAAGGCCATCCGTGGTGCAAAGATCAAGGTCATCCAGGGAACCCCTGCCGTTACCCCAACGGTTCCCAACACAGATGACAATGGTGACCGCCAGACGTTCGCTCTGGCACAGATCAAGATCATCAAGAACTCTCGACAGATCACAGCCGAGAACATCATCAGCCTCGTGGGCAGTGCTCGTACTCCTTACGTGAGCGGGCCTCTGCAGAACATCAACCTGGATGCTCTCCAGGCAAAGCTGCAGGGCGAGTTCAACACCTGGTTCGAGTCCGTCCGAGATGCCCTGGCCAACGCTGGGGGTAACACCTCGACTGACGTCGCCAACCTCAAGGTGAGTGACCGGAATCAGAACGAGCGACTCCAGGCCGTCGAAGGTCGCGTCGCCGGTACCGAGCTCAACATCACCAAGATCAACGAGAAGTTCAGCAACTCTGGCTCTGTCTATGGGATGCTGAATGACTCGAACGTTGGTGTGCACAACTCCATCTACCGAGGCGCCTCTCTCGGGAGCAACGTCACTCCATATCTCCAGGCGATTCGAAGCGGATCCTTCTCGGGGCTCTATCTCGGGGACTACTGGACCTACTCCGGTATCACCTGGCGTATCGTGGCGTTCAACTACTTCATCAACATCGGTGAGCCCCCGTTCCGACAGAACCATATTGTGGTCGTCCCGGACGCGTCGCTCTTCCGAGACGCATGGTCAACCACGGTTCCGGACCAGCGCTCGTATGTGGACTCTACCCTGAACCAGTCTACCATGACGAAGGCTAGTCGCATGGCTGAGTCCCTGTTCAACCGATCCAACATGGTAGGCGTCTGGACTCGAGTGGCTACGGGGTATGACGGGAATGGTGCTGTCAAGGATTGGCGCTGGTACAACCCGCACATCAATATCATGGATGAGGCCATGCTCTGGGGTTCATCCATCTTCGATGATTCACTCTCCCGGGGTATTCACCACAACCAGTTCCCTGCCTTCCGACTCAACCCCGCCCTTGTTAACATTGAAGAGGAGTACTGGCTTCGTGAGCGCGCCTCGGCTCAGACTGCGATCTACATGAAGTCCACCGGCCAGTTCTCCCACGCCCCGCTGAACTACTCCTTCGGGGTCCGTCCCTATCTAGCGATCGGTTAACATGCAGCACTTCGGATTCAACCCCCTGACTGACATCATCCTTGCGATATTCTTGTCGGTTCTGGGATCTTCCGGGATGTGGGCTTGGATCATGAAGCGCAGTGAGCGGAAGTCCGCCACTTCAAGGCTTCTGCTCGGAATGGCCCATGACCGGATTGTATATGTCGGGAAGACATATCTTCATCGAGGATTTCTCACCCTCGACGAGTATGAGGACTTCATGAAGTATCTCGTAGAGCCCTATTCCGAGTTCGGGGGGAATGGGCTTGCTGAGAAGATAGTGAATGAGGTAAAGAATCTTCCCGTAGTCCCCACCCCTAGACCCCCGACGAAGAGGAAAACCAATGGCTAAGCACCTTCAGGAGAGCAAGTTGAACAACAAGTCCTACGACATCCTCAAGTGGGTTGCGCTGGTCGCCCTTCCGGCTACCTCTGCGCTCTATCTCACGCTGGCGGCTCTGTGGCACCTGCCTCACCCGACTGAGGTCGCCGGGACGATCGCCGCAATCGACACCTTCCTGGGTGTACTTCTCGGAGTGAGCTCCACCAAGTACCAGGGCACCCAGCCCTCTGGCGCCCTCCACGTGTCCGAGGACCAGGGGATCCACGCCACCTTCGACCAGGGCGTCGCCGAGATGCTCCGGAATGGGAAGGTGACGCTGGACGTCAAGCAGGTCTAAGCGAGAAAAACCTGCGGTATAATGAACCCCTAGAAAGGAGCCCATCCATGAAGAACCCCGACCCCATTCAGCAGACGATTGAAGCTGCTCTGAAGGAGGCCGAGCTTCACGATCCCTCTAGTGAGGACTACACCACAATTGCTCGAAATGTCGAGACTCTTGCAAAAGCCAAAGCCCTTGGCGAGAGCAAGAAGCTCAGCAAAGACGCGATTCTCGGTGCGGTCACCTCTCTGGCCGGTATCGTAGCCGTCCTCCAGTACGAGCGACTTGCAGTCGTCAGTTCGAAGGCGTTCGGTTTGATCATGAAGGTTAAACCCTTCTGAGATTCGCCTGGCCCCCTGTGCTATACGCATGGGGGGCTGGGCTTATCTTTTTTTTCGCGTAGAAAACGGGCTCTATATTGAAACCCGTCATAGAAAGGACACTCTCATGAACCTCTCTCCCGCCGCTGCACAG